TTTCCCTGCTGGCGATGCTCTCATCGTCCGTAGAGGAACAACCGATTTGACATCTACGTTAGAAGCAACTAACGGAATCACAGATGCCTCAACAGCTGGTGGTTTTACCGACCAACATCTGGTGATCTCAGGGTTTACTACTGCGACACCAGGCGTTGTGACTACCACTACTAACCATAACCTCTCTGATAACGACCGTGTAGTTATCACGAAGGTTATCGGCACTATGGCTCCTGAGGTCAACAACAAGATTTTTGTTGTTCGGGTTCTTGGGGCGACTACGTTTGCGATATATGACACCTTTGGAGTTCCTATAACCGTTGTGGGTGCTTACACCTCCAGCGGCCAGGTTACAAAGATTGGGCCACTATTGGGTGATATTACTCAACCGGTAAGTCCAGCTGTTCCGCATCGCGCGATTATCGACTATCCACCCACGTACATATTGACGTTAGGAAGCGCCATCATGGGAGCAAATGACGATGTCATTTACTTCGTTGCTTGGCAGTTCAACAACTACGTCAATATCGGTGATGTAGCTTAACAATAAGGGAGGGGACGTTTTGTCCCCTCCCTATTTAAAAAGAGAGGAATCATGGCTAAGAAATTAGAAACAAAAGAAGAACAGCAAGAGATGGAAAAACCTTTCGATTTCGATACGTTCGAGATCAAGACTGTTGAAGACATCCATATCTGGAATCTTCATGCCAGAAAAGCATTTAGAGAAGCTAAGAAGAGAAATCCAAAGTGCGACCCTCCTATTCATGTGAAAGTTCCTGACGAAAGTTTTCATAAGAAGATTCAGGTGAAGTTTCAGCGTTTCGACCAACCCGAGAATGTTTTGAAAGTTTGTGTTCGCAACAAAGACATTGACTGGAAAGGTCAGCTAAAACCTGGCTGTACTTATGAATTGCCATTACCAGTCATCCGTTTTCTTAATCGGCTAGCAGTGCCTATTTTCGCGGAAGTGAAGGTAGAGAATGGTGGCGATATCAAGACTGAGACAAAACAGATCGGAGAAAGAAACCGATTTTCATGCCAAGCGCTTGAACTTATTGCGTAACGGAGGAATATGGCTAAGACGGCGGCAGACTTAATTTTAATACTCCGGAACGTAACTGGTAGGACAGATGCTTCAGATCCTCAATTTACTGATGAAATAATGCTTCAGTATCTTCAGGATTTCATCCAGCTTCAGTCTACTCAGGATATCCGTATTTTTAAGAACAGAACTTGGTATGAGTTTACCTATGGTCCTACAGACCCAGACCCATTCCCTGTCGATCTTCAGAATATTGTATTAATAGACGGTCAGGTCGGCGCTTCTACTATTGAACCGCCTGCCTATGCCGATGGTTTTTTCGTGTTCTGGTATCAAAGCCCAACTGAATTTTATGGGATATGGCCAGAGACACAAACATATCAACCTCAACGACCAACCTATGTCTTGTATTATAACAACCAGCTGACTTTCAGGGGACCTCCAGATAGAAACTACTTGATAAAAATAGCTGCTTATCAAGTGGAGATTCAGATAACGAATGGAATCTTAGACCAAGACTATCTCTATCGCTACCTGTGTTATGGAACAGCCTTAGACATATTCTCAGATTTTGGAGAGATGGATAAGTGGAGGGAGATTTTCCCTGCATACAACCGCTATCGAGCATTGGTTTATGGAAGAACCAACTGTCAATATCAAAACCAACGACCTTCACCGGAGTTTTAGTCATGACGTTTAATGCTAATGTACCAAATGCAGGACAATCTCCTGGGTTATTTCCTCCTCAGAACAATACAAACTTCGGTCGTTTGAAGACAATAATTGAAACAGATCATGTCTTCAATGACACAGCAGCAGATACTGATGGTGTTCATAAACAGATGACTATGGTTGCTAGGGATTCTCCAACCACACCTCCAGGATTACCAACAGGAATAAATGGTATCCTATATTCCTGGGTAGATGGTGATGGAAAAGCCCAGATGCGGTGGTTTAACGGGGATACTGATGTTCAGATGACTCCACCAGATATTTTATCTCCCATTCGTGTTGTTGGATCACAAAGTGTTACAGCAGGTAACACTGTTACAGCCTATTCAAATCCAGGATTCACTTATGCAGGAACTGGATGGGCTTTGATAAGCGGAAACAATATTTTTAGATTCTATAGCATTTTACGTTCTGGTTCTAACGATTTAAATGAAATTGATAGTAATTCTGGAGTTATTTCAAGACCTACTTTCTCTTTTTCTGGAAGTAATTTACAGATAACAAATAATGATGGTTCTACTCGTACACTTAGATGGTCTTTAATAATTAACAGGCTAACTTAATGAGCTATACACCTTATCTCATAGCTAACTATGCGACTGGATTAGAAAAAAGGCTTCAGCCTTGGCTCATTCCAGATGACGCTCAAGAGCAGCTATTCGACGGGTATGTCTATAGAGGAGTTTTATCTAAAAGAGATGGGTATAATTACTTTGCTACAGGAGAAAGAGGAGGATCGCCTTATAGAGAATCAAGAATAGTTCATACTGAAGATATGGTTGCACCTTCTACAGGAGTTATTGATGGTGCTAATGCTACATTTACTTTTGCTGTTACAGCACAGATTGCCAGAGGTAGCATCGTCATAGATGGAAGCAATCCCGTACAACAAGTAACTGATGATGGACTAGGATCGCTTCAAGGAGATGGGACGGGAACTGTTGATTATCTAACAGGGGCAATATCAGTAACATTCACCACACCGCCTGTCATAGCTAGTACCGTGCTTTTAACATATAGTTTCATGCCAGATGAACCTGTTATGATGATTGCTAACTTCATCACTGCTTCAAATATTAAAGAACTTATCGTAGCAGATAGAAGTTACGTCAACAGATACAACTCTACGTTGAATATATTAGAAGATATATCTCCAGCAACACCATATACAGGCTCTAAATTCGACTTCTTCACTTGGGTGAATTATGCTAGCGCTACCAGCACACCAAGGCTCTTATTCTCTAATAATGTAAATGTTATTCAACAATACGATGGGACTTCCATAACAAATTATGTCTATTCAATGAATACCTCAGCAGCTATTCCTGTTGCTGTAACCACATTGACTTGCTCGTGGATGGTTGAAATGAAAGATCGTTTGATTCTTTTGAGAACCACAGAGAATGGAACTATATATCCACAGAGGATAAGAATCTCGGGAACTGGTGCAAGTAGCGATGATTTTACATTAGCTGCCACAGGAGCCGGTTTTATTGATATACCTGACGGAACATGGATTAATGGAGCTGCCTTCAACAGAGACGATCTAATCATCTTTACAGAGGCAAGCACATGGGCACTAAAATATACAGGTAATGACACTACTCCACTCGTTTTGGTAAAAATAGACGAATCAAGAGGGTGTGATGCCACTTTTAGCGTTATCACATATCTTAATAGAACATCCGCAACTTCCCGTCGAGGTTTGATAATTTCTGATGGATATAGAGTCGAAAGACAGGACGAATCAATACCAGATTTTTCTTATAATGAGATTGACGGAGAGACATTCTCTCTATGTTTTGCTGGAACTGTTGATGCAGATAGAGACCATTATCTCATCTACCCAACACAAAATCAGGAAGAGGGAGAAGAAGTTTCTAAACGTATTCTTACAACAAACTATGACGAAGATAACTACTCTATCTACAGACTACCTCTTTCTTGCATGGGAACTTATTTCACAGCCTTCGATATAACATGGAATGACTTGTTAAAATATCCTAACTGGCAATCTTTCGATGCTGCCTATGGTAACTGGAATTCTTTTGCTTACACTTCAGGATCTCCATTTAGTGTCGGAGGAGGTCATCATGGTGAGATATGGAGACTAGCTGTCACAGAAGAAGAAGATAATGCTGTGAAGATCAGAAATATCACACAGCCATCAGCAGAACTGTTAGAGATAACCACAGACTGGAATAACTATAGCTTAAATGAAGATGACCCTGAGCTTGGTGCAGACTACATCTTTTTTACTGGCATAGAGGGGATGCTTGAACTTAACAATAAACAATACGCCATAGACTCAGTAACAGATAACAATGTCTTTAGAGTAAAAGTTCCATCTAATGTGACTTTTTCAACATATACAGGATCTGGAGAAGCAACAAGAGTGATTCCTTTCTCATGTCTTATGAAGAAATTCAATCCATTCATAGACCAAGATAAAAAAGTTAGATGTGGATGGATTTATATGTACGTTGACACAACAGGCACTAACTTAACAAGAAATATACCCATCAGTGGCGCTTCCCAGTCTGATCCATGTGTTATCACAACTTTAGTAAATCACGGATTGCAAACTGGTGATCAAGTCAACTTCTTTGGTCTAGGAGGTATGGTAGAGTTAAACGACACAGTATCTTTCGTTACTGTTTTAACTCCATCAACGTTTTCCCTTGACGGTGTTGATTCCTCGGCATTTACTCCATACACGTCTGGAGGATACGCAGAAACTTCTGAGAAAGCTAAGATCACCATCGACGTGATAGTCAATGATTCTAACGAGAAGAAGCAGCTGAACAACCTAAGCAAGAATCCATACCAAGGAAATTGTACTAATATGATTCTGGAAGATGGTTCAAAAAAATGGTATAAGGTATTTATAAACCAAACAGGGAAGTTTGTGCAGTTCCGGCTTAGAAACCAACAGGCAGGAACGACGATAAACATACAAGCGCTGATGCCAGGATTTCAGCCTGTAGGAAGGTTAATATAATGCCAACACTAATATCCAGCTTCAACTATGGAAGTGCAATAAGAAATGAGAATCCTGAGCTTGCTAGGCAGCTTTCGGAAGGATATACCCAGACTGCTCTGGCAGTAAACACAAAGATATCTAAATACTTTACAGATGGGATTCAACGTGCACATGTTGATCCCCCTGCAAGCTCGGATTTCAACAAGAACTTTGAGATAGGTGATGTATACGTCAGGACAGATACAAATACAGCGTGGATGTTGACAAGCAGAACAACTTCGACTGCTGTCACATGGACTTTAATAACCTAGCATGTAAAGCGGCTTTACATTGGAGGAATATATGGCTAAATATGATGCAGGTAGCGCAGTAAGCGGAGCAATGTCTGGCGCTTATGTCGGCTCTACCTTTGGACCAATAGGCACAGGAGTTGGAGCAGTTGTTGGAGGAGTTGCCGGTTTGTTTGGCTCTAAAAAGAAAAAAAAGAAACCGAAAAAAAGAAGCACTCTAGATCCTCAACAACAACAGTTATATCAAGATTACATAGATTCTATATCGGGTACAGGACCGCATTCGGATCTCTTTAACTTCAATACTGAGGGTTACAATAACGTCTTTGATCAGACGATAGGAAGACCTGCGTATCGCAACTTCCAAGAGAATGTAATCCCTGGAATTACTGGCCAGTTTCGCTCTAACAATCTAATGAATAGTTCTTACACCGGCGAAGCTCTGGGTCGCGCCGGAAGAGATGTTCAAGAAAACCTGGATGCTCTTAGATCTGCTAACGTCTTCCAGGGGCAGCAGCAGGCTCAGATTAATAAACAGAATGCCATGAACAGCATTCTTGGAACTCAAACATTTGCATACGAAAAGCCAAGCGCCCAAACACCTAATGTTATCGATCAGGTATTGGGAAAGGTTGGTCCAGCGGCAGGTGAATGGTTTGCCGATTATCTTAGGAAAAACTCAGGAATATCGAAACCGGTGCCTGGTTAGCCGTAAAAGCTGCTAGAGCTGCATATTAATTCAAGGAGGATACGATGCCTGGCGCACAAGTAATAGACCTAAGCCCGATCCCGAGAACTGAAGAGACGGTGTTAGAGAAGACTCTAGGGGGGTTTATCAAACGTCAAAAAGAGAATAAAGAAACAGATGCTCTACGTGATATTTATGACAAATATAGAAAAGAAGGCGGGATGCTTGAGGAAGCTCTTATCGACGTTCAAACCCATCCTGGTCTTTCTCCTACAGCTCGCGTTAACGCTGCAAAACAGATTATAGATTTCCAAAAACATAATAACCAACTTCAGAAACAAGCAAAAGCAGATGCCGAGAAAGAGGAGAAAAAAGCTCAACAATCTATTATTGCAAAAGATCTTCAAGCAAACAGAAACTTCACTCCGGAACAAGCTGAGGCGTATGCTGCTAATCCAGCATTGTTAGATAAAGTTCATCCCAAAGAAAAAGCATCAGTTGGAGGTTTATCGGGAATTCCTTTATCTCCCGAAGAATCTAAAGTAATTGAAACTGTTTTATTAGAGAATCCGAACGCCTCAGCCGAACAACTTGAAGTTGCTTTTAATAAAGCTGGGATTGCTCCTGGTCGCACATCCAAACTTTTAGAGAGCCGAAGAAGAATTCAGGAACAGACCGCGAAAAGTAAAGAAGAGGAACGTAAGTTAACCAGAAAAGAAGAGTTGGAATTTCATCGGGAATCACAGAAATATGATGAGGAGTTAACCAAATCAGCTAAGATTGCCAAGAATCAAGAACATACGTTGAAGACTATCGAAAACGCCATAAAATCGGGGAATATTAAACCAAATTCTATTGCGAATATATTCAAAGGGTTTGGAACTATTGGCGATAAAATCTCTAATGCGGCTCTTAATGGAGATCAGGCCACCCTCCAAGCTTCTATCCCTTCTTTACTTGAAGGTTGGAAGGAAGTTTTTGGTGTCCGCCTTTCCGACGCAGACTTAAGGATCTTACAAGATAAGCTTCCTGGACTTGGCAATTCTCTTGAAGCAAACAAAGCTATTCTAAAAATCATGAAGAAATATTCAAAAATGGCTCTCCTGCGTTCTAAAATTGGCAGCGATCTTAAGGATCAAAACAAAGGTCTTAGACCGCTTAACTATGCAAATAAGATCGAGCAAAGGTTTGATGAAATGACGGCTCCTGTGGCTATTATTAGTCCACGAACAGGAAAGAGAATTGAAATTCCTGCTTATGAGATCGGAGACGCAATTGATTCAGGAGCAAGGTTAGCAGATGAATAAATTCGATTTCTCTATCTATGATGAAGAAGATGATTCTTCAACAATAATAGGAATTTCTCAACCAAAGCCAAAAAAGAAAGACTTTGATTTTGAAGAATATGAGATGCCTGAAACAACCGAAGATCGTCTAAAGAAATCTCTCGAGAAAGATAAGTTTTATCAATCTGTAAAGACTCCAGACTATACTCCTGAAGAAATTAAAAGCATGTCTTTTTACGATAAGATGAAGTATGCGCAAGACTTAGAGAAAGAACAAGACTATCTGCGTACTCGTGGCTCTACCAAGAAATTCGCTTCGAGAGTAACTTTCGGTCTATCCGAGAAATATGAGGGTGGAGAATTACTTGATGAACCAGGCGAATTTGCCGGTCAAGTATTTGGAGATGTTGCCCCAATTGCAGCTGCAAGTACGTTAATAGGAGTCCCTTTAGCAATTGTTGGAGGGTTATTAAAGTTCGGACCTAAAGCTTTAGCGGCAACTAGAATTGCTGGATCATTTTTAACTGGATCTGGAATTGAAGGTGCGCGGCAAACTGTAAAAGGGGAAGGATATGATCCTTTAGAAATTGCTGAACAAGGTGCTGAATTTGCATTAGTCCATGGATTATTTGAGGGAATTCCCTCAGCATATCGTTGGCTTACAGGTTTAAATCCAGGTCAAAAGGCTGAAGTACTTATTGGTGGGAGAATGCCACAGAATTTAGATCCTAGTAAATATAACTTCTTTGAACAAGAAGTCTTTCCAAAATTCCAGCAAGTAGCAAAGCAAGAATCAGAAGTGGCTTATACTAACGCTGTGCAAGAAAACGATGCGTTATTTCAGCAAAAGATGGCCAACACACAAGCTAATCACGAGAAAAATTTGTATGAAATCTCACAAAAGAAACAAGCTTCTCAAGAAGATTTTGCACGAGCACAGAGAGAATATGAACAATCAGTTCGTCAAGTAGAGACTGAACACCAAGAAGCGACTCGAATGATCGAACAAGAGAATCAAAAAGCATTAGCGGAGTATCAGAAACAACAAGCCGAATATGAACAACTAAAGACTCGTCAACAGCTCGTTAATGAAGCAATTCAACCTCCCGAAGGAGGAGAGATTCTACAAGGTAAAGTTACTCCAAGCGGCGAAGACGTTGGAATACGTCCAACAGCTCCGTTTGAAGCTATGCAGCCAATAGAAATACGGGTGGGATCTATAGTCAGCTCGAACTCTGTTGCCGATACAGCTCCAGGAGGGTTAGGCAATAAAACTACCGCCGGTAGAACGCAAGTCGAAGCTGTGCGTGCCAGCGATTCAGCTGATTATAAGATAGTACAAGACGCATATGCTTTAAGTGATGAGCTTAACAGTAAGATTAATATTCAACATTCTGCTTTAGTGCCAGAGTTAGAGGCTCAAAGAGCTGGTTTGATAGCAATTCCGAAGCTATCTCCAGTTCAAGAGCAAAAATTAAGCGCGATTGATGCCATTCTAGATGAACTTACTATCAGAAATGAAGCTGGTGATATTATCGGATTGAATCCAGTCAATAACAATGTTCTTCAAGAACAAGCAAAAGCTTTACGTTATTTCATGGATTATAACTTTCAGCATGGAAATAGCCGTGGAATTCTTCAACCAACTGTTGATGCTCTTGAGGATGGTATCGCCTTTGGTGCAACTATGGCTGGTGATGAACCAGCTTTGAATGCTCATAAGCAAGCCAAGTCTTTATATAGCCAATGGGCTAAAGACTATGATAACCCATACATTCGACCTTATAGAGATGTACAAAATCAAAGTTATGTTCAAACGTTTGATAACTCTTTAAACATAGATAATTTTAATGCATTGAATACTGTTTTAGAAAAATCCAATGCCGGTCAACAAGTGGCTGGAGTCACCAAGAGAGCTTTAGTAGATAAAATCCTTGCTCCGTTCTACGCTAACCCAAAGATCGCAAGCGGTAAGCCATTTAATGATGCAATGGCAGAGCTTAGATCGGTGTTAACTCCAGCCGAAGAATCACAGATTCGCAACCAATTCAACATCGCTAAACAAGCTCCTCCAACTATAAAAGCATCAAAAGTTGAGCCTCCAAAGACAGCTAAGGATCTTAAACTAAAACCTCTTCCAGAAAAACCTAAGATTTCGGAGTTCAAAAAGAAACCTAAAGAAATCAAAGAACCAACAGTCGTCTCCATTCCAACAAAAAAACCAGTTCCCGTTTCGGATGCTATGCGAAAAGCGGCGCACAAACTGAATATGACTAACGATGATGTCATAAATAAAACTAATTCTATCTCTGGATTCAGAGAACTTTCCGAAGATCTTTTGAAAACAAAAGGCGGAGAAAAAACCGTTGAAAATATGATTAATTATAAAACTAGAGACATACTTTACGAGGGAAATGTTAGTAGGCGATTTACAGGTACTGAGTTAGAAAAAGTCTTAAATAAGGGTAATAACTACGATTTTATCGCTGAAATGCATGGAGATGAAGTAGCCGCTGAATGGTTAAGTGTGGCAAAGGAAATAGCTGATCAAAAGATTACGGCTGATAAATGGAAAAAGTTTGGTGGAAAAATTGTATCACTCAAGATAGCCCATCTATTTGGCATTCTTTAGCTTTCCCAGCAATGCCAAACAACCGCTATAATAGTACATTTCAGTCCGCCAACTAATAAACCTACTAAAATCGGAAAAAACATAAATAATCCTTTAAAATACTGAGTAAGAACGTCATAAGTTACCTTTCGTTTCTTTAACAAGGTCAATGAACATAGTATAAAGTTGATCGGTTCTAACATTTATTTGATCAATACGACAGTTGACTTGATCAATCCTAGCATTAGAACGATCAATATCTTGTTTTAGCATATAGCACCCACCAAGAAGGGTTACGAAGATGACTAAAAATTCGACATGGATAGACCATTGTTTTGTTTCCATTATCTTAACCTTAGGTATTTATGATTGTAGTTTATCAGACATCTAGTTTCTTTGGAATACGACTATATTTTTGAAGACCATTAAAATTGTTTGTGTTAAATGTTAAGAAATACTTTTAAACCTCTGGAGGGTTTCATGTCTAACGAAAGGTCCCCAACACAATATAAGGGTGTAAGAGCAATCGCACCTCCTGATTTAACGCTAGCAAAAATTGCCCCTCCAGCAGGTTTTAATCCTGTTGTCAAAGGGCAGCTTTATCTTGATTATGTGGCAGAGACAGCCCATATGTGGTCTGGAACTACATGGATTGCTTTAGGTTCTGGTACTACAGGAGCTATTGTTACACTCACGGGCGATAGTGGCGGTGCTATTAGTCCGGTTGCGGGGAATATCGACATTTTAGGTGATGCTACTGATGGCGTGAGTGTTGTCGGCACAGCTGGAACGCTTACAATCAATGTGGCTGCTGCAAGTACGACTCAACGTGGTACTCTGGAAGTAGCAACAACTGGAGAAGCTATTGCTGGAACTTCAGGTATTGTAGCTGTAGCTCCAAACGGTTTGCAAGCAAAGATTGGCGCTCAGACTGCTCATGGTGTTGCTATGGGGAGTACTGGTCCCACAGCGGCTCTTTCATGGTCTGCTGCTGGAACTGCTGGTCAAGTATTCACATCAGGAGGTGCTGCTGCTGATGGTGCTTATGTTGGTTTTACAAGCCCATTAGGAACAGTAGACATTACATCCAATGCAACCACCCAAGCTTTTGATGTAAACTCTGCTGCTGTAGCGGCAAGTCTTGCCACATTCGGTGATATTACTTTTAGTGAAAGTCCTATCCTTCAGTCAGCAGCTACTACAGGCGCCGCTCCTTCGGGAGCTACAGGAGCTACAAACATCATGATGATGCAAGGTGGAGAGATCTGGGAAGAGTTTATCTTGGGTGCAGGTCAAACAATTATTGCTCCACGAATGGGCGCAGATGGTCTTCTAATCTCTCTCGATCAAGCTGATGACGAAGGAGCGGAATTTAATCCAGGAGCAAGAAATAACACTAAATATTCTTACACTATCGGCACTTCTCCTGCATTTGCTTTTGAAGCAGAGCTTACCGCAGCTGATGTTAGTGGTTGCGATCCTCTTATCATAGGCTTCCGTAAGGTAGAGGCTAACAATGCGACTTTTGCAGACTATACAGATTATGCTTCAATCGGACTATCTGCTACCGATGGAGCTAATATATGGCTGTTGACTGAGTTAAATGCTGGCGGACAGACAGCTACAGACACCACAGATACTTGGTTAGATACTGAAACAAAAACCCTTAAAGTACTGGTATCAGCAGCCGGTGTTGTAACTTACACTATCGATGGTTTAGCTCCTACCGTTACAGCAGCCTTTACCTTTGATACTGGCGATGTAGTCATTCCTTTCGTCAGATTCTTGCATGCAACTGTTGCTCCAGGAGATATCAACTGGGTTTCCTTCCAATGTGGTCCACAATAAGAGGAAAATATGACACAGAAACAGATCATAAAAGACTGGAGCGTTGCCGAACTGATCGGAGACCTGTCTCTCTATCAAGAAATTAGATATGAAAGAGATGGTGACGGTAACGCTCTCTACATCGGATATAATAGACAACCCAATGCAGCAACAACAGATTTATCTTGGTTTATCGTCAAAAATACTGTTGATGCAACATTCGTTACTCGTCAACAGCTTCCGGATGATGGACCTCAGTATAAATATGCATGGGATAGTAGAGCTACTTACTTTACTTAGAGATCAATATGGTTGGGAATGCTACAGGTTTAAGTCCGAATAATCCAAAAGCTTATGTAGGACCAAATGTCTATCTATCTACTGTAGTCAATAGAACAAGACGTCCTACAGGAGCTGATTATCGTCAGCCTGAGACTGGAAAACTGTATCCTATTTCTTCTTACTGGTTAGTCGGAAAAAATCCTACAACCGGAGTAGAAGGAGAGCTGTGGTATCTGTCAAAGATTGTAGCTAATGTAGCTTATTGGTTGATGCTCAGTGGGAGTACAGGACCTTTGTTGAATATCGTTGTTCCTCTTGGAGTTTCCCCTATTCAACCCGATAATACGGGTACTGTAAATTTTACTTCGTCTCTTGGGACAATAGCAATTACAGGATCAAGTGCAAATCCAAATAACCATACAATAAATTTTGATCTGACTGGTGGAGGGTTGGGAATAGACTCTGTAGCTCTCCAGACCGGTACCACCCCTATTGGCCCGGACGGTACAGGTCAGATCATATTCAATGGTTCATCGGTAGCAGCCGGGACGAATCCTGTACGTACCAATGGCACAGGTCCAAACACGATGCAGCTTGAGGTACAGATTTCCCAGGCTATTGCAGCCACTAACGCTACGAACATCGGTCTTGCAGCATTTAATTCAGCCCATTTTAGTGTCGATGCGAATGGGTTTGTTTCTTCGATAGCAGGTGGATTTCCTTGGAATGACGTGGCCGGAGCTTTTGCCGCCTCTGTCCAGAACGGTTATTTCATCACAGGAACGGCAACCGGTACGCTTCCGGCATCCCCAGTGCAAGGGGATACCGTTCAGTTCTTCGTCGATCATGCGACGGAAGTGCTGACGATTCAGGCAAGCGGCACGCAGATCATAAGAATGGGCATCCTCGCCTCTACAGGAGGCGGAACGGCGACGAGTACGCAACATGGCGACAGTGTTGAATTAGTTTACAGGGCAGTCAGTGACTGTTGGTGTGCGGTTGACTTTATGGGAACTTGGGTGATGGCATAAGGAAAAAAATCTAAAAAAGAGTGTCTATGAGCCTTTTTACACGTGCGCTTAGTACGAACAACTACGGGCCGGCTAGGTTCATCGTAGATGGGACGAACACAGCCAACGGAACGCATTCGACAATAGCTTCTGCTGTAGCTGCTGCTCTTGCCGATGGAGGAGGGACAGTTGCCATAAGAGATGGAACCTACACAGAAGATATCACGTTGCCGGCATTAGTCAATCTTGTCAGTTGGCCCGCTATCGGGCATACTCCGTCAGTGACGATTTTAGGAAATATCACATGTAGCGATGCTGGAAGCAGAACAATTAGTGGAATCCGTCTTCAAACCAATGGCGCTCCCTATCTAACGGTTTCGGGATCGGCAGCAACAGTTGTCTATCTCGACAACTGTTTTCTTGATAAGACGAACAATACCGGATTTTCTTGTACCTCATCCTCTGCCAGCTCTATGGTCACTTTTATCAACTGTCATGGAGACATTGCAACCACGGGAATTACCGAGTTTGTTAATACAGGTGTCGGTATTATCGAATATCATCAGTGTTTTCTACGAAATACCGGGAATTCGACGACCGCTTCTACAAGCAGTGCGGGACTTATCTTCTCTCGTTATTCTATCTTTTTCGTTCCCATAACGACTAGCGGGACGGCCGGATTCACTCCCGAGTTTTCTTTTGTCGATACCAGTGCAACCAATACTAAATGCTTAATCATTGGCGGCTCGGGGCAAAACTTTTTCTATTCCAATGTCATTGGTTCCGGTACAGCGACAGCCATGACGATTACCGGCTCCGTGACTTCTGCTAACGATACGTTTCAGAGCACGAATGCGACCGCAGCAATCGATGGTGCAGGTACGTTAATCTACAGCGATATCGTTTTTAGAGACACAGGGCGTAATATTACTGTAACAACACAGACTGTCAGAACTTCCGGCCCATCCAAGACGGTAGGAAGTGCCAATAGCGGTGGAACAAATACCTTCCTCCTGACGAATACATCCAATACGGCAAGTTCTTCAGCCTTTCAGAATATCAATGTCGGAGGCACTTCCGCAGGAGATCCTTTTCAGACATTCACTGTATCCGGGACGACCAACTGGAGCCAGGGGATCGACAATAGTGTAACAGGAGATCCCTATAAACTTAGCGCTTCAACTGCTTTAGGAACAACCGATGTCATGGTAGCGACAACGGCGGGAGAAATTACATATCCATTGCAGCCTGCATTCCTTGCACGCGGTCTGGTACAAAATAACGTGACTGGAGCCGGCACTCCTTATACAGTCCTTTTCAATTCTGCTACGATTTATGACCAAAACTCGGATTTTTCATCACCTACTTTTACCGCCCCTGTAACCGGAAGATATAAATTTGATACTTCTTTAGTTGTGGGCGGTGTTACAGTAGCCATGACATCGGGAATTGTAGAAGTCGTAACAAGCAATAGATCTTATGTAATATGGTCAGGCAATCCAGGAACTGCTGCAAGTGTATCAGCGGCATTTACGATCAATGGTAGTGTAGAAGCGGATATGGATGCGGCAGATACTGCGACTGTTTTGATTACATTAGCGAACGGAGTAGGCGATACCGCAGATATTTTAAATAGTACAACCCAGACTTATCCGTCTTTTTCGGGATATTTATTTGCTTAGGAGGCTTATGAAAATCAGTGTAGACGATCAACAACTCTTCGAGTTGTCCGAAACTCAAAAACGTGTCATCCAGAACGATATCAATATCGACGAATTCGATGAGGATATGAAACGCAGGTTGCAATATATTCTCATGAACAAGTATGAGCAGTGCTTTAAGAGACTAAAATCCGAATGGGAACCTAGACTTATTGCAGAAGGAGCAACTACACTTCCCACCTCTGAAGAATCTTTTGCATCTATCGTATTTGCCCATCCTGAATATAAAGATAGGAAGACTCGTGAACAAGAAAAAATTAATTAATCTCTTACCCATATAGACGACCGATAGTGAAAAAGTTAATATTTTTCTTGTTAATTCCCATCAAATGCTATTCCATCTATTTTTCATTTGTACAATCTGAAAATTTATGTCCTCAAGTCATTTCAATTTTAGAATCCGGAGAAACGATTGTCGGGATTACGAAACTCAATGATGAATTCGCTCCCTTATCTTATCTTATTTTTTTTAGCGGAAATGAGCCTTATCAATTTAAAGAAATTGATGTTGCCGATTAATTCAAAGAAAATTCAAAGCCGGGAAAACCCCAATCTTTTAAGTAAAATATATCATGTACTGAATGATTTTTTAGAATTTAGGTGAACCATAATTCCCTACTTTTTCCTAGATTTGCTTTCTCTCTTATCTTCTTTTTTCTCATAGGCTTTCGTCTCTCTAGCCTCATGCTTTTTTTCTTTCATTGTTTGCTTTTTCATTTTCCCCCCTTTGGTTTTGCAAGTATTTGTTTCTTCAGTTTCACATCTTCCTTGATCTGACTCCTGAATTCCTTGCTGTCCTTCTTGATATGTTTCAAGAGGGTTTTCTTTTCCGAAGCTTTCATTATCTTCTCCTATATAGACTACGTCTTCTGTTAATAACACATGTCTTCCATATTCCAAAATCGGATCTACTTCTTTTTGCTCTTCCCTGCTTTGCTGTACGCAATCGCGGCGGCTTGCTTCACGGGTTTGCCTGCCCGAACTTCCGTCGCTATATTTGAAGAAATAACCTTTTTGCTCGAGCCTGTTTTTAATACCATATCTATTCATCCCCTCTTTCACGTCAATCCCTTTTCACCGGCCTAAGCTTGAAGAAGCTTTTATACTGAGGATTTTCCTCGATAAACAGCCTTGCATAATAAGCCGTGTGATTATTGCTAATACGATACCTCTTTTCCCATCGATTCTCTTCAGTAATGAGCTGAATCGAATAGACATCTCTACCAGACTGGACAGCTTTATGGATCTTTTCTTTATAGTATTCGTAGATATGAGGATTTGCGGTATGGAATTCTAAGAAGTTTTTCCACAGCCGAGTCTCTTTATTGAACACTATTTTTGGTTCTGTAAAAGATAGCTGCCCAGTCTTTTCATCGCAGTACATGTAAAGCCGCTTTACATTGGTTCAAATGGTATGGTTACTGTTGGTGAAACGTTAGGAGTATTTGATGCTGTATCATCAATCACATCCTCAGCACTACCTTCTGTATGGGCCATAGATACATTGTATGTGCATCCTGTCATCACTAAACTCAACACTAAACACATTAAAATCTTCATGTTGTCTCCGCTTGTTTAAATTTGTTTTTCCACGCATTAAATTTTTCAAAGAGCCGTTTTTCATCTTTAAATAATTCTTTTATCGCTTGTATTGTGGTCCATTCAAAATGTTTCTGAACCACTTTCAGGTACTCTATGGCATAATGTTTATCTTCTTTATCGAACATATCCACAAACTTCTGCATCCACTCAGATTCACTCTCTTGTGGCACTTCTTGAATGATTTCCTCAGGCATAGTCACTTCGCAATCTGTCGCTTTGATCTCTCCTTCTACATAGCCAATACCGATAACATCGCTGAATAGCTGTCTGGCGAGACGACTTAGAGCGCGAGCAAAACACATGTCTTTTGGAAACTTCGTCCAACCACTGCCAGGTTTTACCAGTCCAGATTTTTGTGCGTCTGCTAGAGAGAAAGAAACCGTAAGACTTTCACCTGTATCGCATCGTTTACCTACCAAAATACAATGATTATCTGATGATTCTTTTACTGAGACTTGGTGGCCGGATTTGCGGATTAACGCATTCATCATGCGAGCCGATATCTCTACCTTTCCATTGATGATGTTAATGCCGCCGTTAAGCGCTTGCATAGGTGGAATACCAAGCTCTCTTGCCGAAAGCATGATCATCATAATCCCAGACTTCTCACCGATGCCTTTGTACATCTTGCTTGTGACAGCCTGCTCGGCCATAGTGTGGTAAACCATCATCTCATGCTCTGATGGCATACTATTAGATCTAACTTGTACAATATTGCTGGTATCAGGCTTGACAGCCTCTCCAGAAACAACTACTTCATTCATCTTATCTCCTGCTTTGGCTTTTTTTTGCTTCTTGACCCCAGTGCTCTTCATCGTCGGCATCACCGTAGTCTTTTCGCCCTGCAAACCTAACGGGAGCTTTTCCTTTGATTTTTTCTGTGGATGGGACCGGAAGTGTTTTTGTTCGCCATTTGTCTAGTCTTTCTTGCATTTTTTCGTTTAGATCGTTCACGATTTATTCCTTGTGAAAAAAATGTTTGTATATTCTGAAGACGGCTAAAAAAAAAGAATCATCCACCGGATACTCATGTATCTTTGGATCCTTACCGTGCTTGTTCAGATGTATGAAATATATTTTTTTAATATCATAGCCGCCTTTCTTAGCCAGATACGCATAGGCTGAACCCTGGGCATCCCAGGTAGCTGATGGCCTGCTAGACGTCTTAAGATCGATGATGGCTAGCCCATGCTCGGTTCTTATGATGAAATCAACCTGGCCAGTAAGGCACAGTTCATCATCCCAAAAGCGATACTCCATCTTGACTATATCAAGACCTTGACCCCACCATTTTTTGAAGGATTCGACATATCCCCACGTCTCATCATCTACACCGATCTCTCCTAATCCTGATACAATCCCCTCGCAAATCTTATGGACTTTTGTTCCTCTTTCGGCGGCATGTGCCAAAACATCAGCGTCTATATGTTGTAAACCTGAGAAGGGATAAAGAATGTGTGTGACACGAAGATATTTTTCTCTCGACTTTTCTAGATCTTCCATGTAAAGTTTCTTTATATTAATAGGTGTATCAACACGAATAATAATATGAATAGGGAGATAAGAATGTAGACATCAGTCTCACCCTCAGGTAAATGCATGCAACAGACCTAACAGGATGATTAAAAAGACGGTTCCAAATAAAAATATTACTCTTAATAAAACCGGATCTATACCGCTCAGGATCTCCTGCCAAACTTCTTTCATATGTGATCACCTGTAAATTAAATTTTTAACTTTACTATAAAGTAACAGATGGTGCTTGGTGTGACAAGTTTTTTTTATAAAAAAAACAAGGAGGCTTATGGATTTAGAGATTTTAGAATATGAAACGCGTCCCAATAAATTTAGGATCGGTTTTGCTTTGGTTAGATATCATGAGTTGATTATCAAATGCGATCTTGTGTATTTCCCTAAAGGCAAAAAGTCTTGGGTTAGAATGCCGGAGAAATGGTTCACTCCGGCCAAAAAAACTTCATTTTGCTATTGGCCGAATAAAAAAATTAGCGACCAATTTCAAAAAGAAGTTTTAAAATTAATATTTGATAAGTATGATTTGGATGAAGATAAGGTTTCCGCATTGCATAGAAAAAATGCATAGACTTATTTCAAACAAAGAATTACTTTGAGTTGAAAAAAAAGTGCCCCTCATATCGAGGGACACTTCTGGACAGACAAATGTACTGGATGTACTGGACAAATGGACACATGGACACATGGACAAATGGACACATGGACAAAATGAACTGTGAGTAGAAATCACAGTAAGCTTACTAGGTTTCTTTACAAGAGAAAACCAAGTAACAAGCACGGAAACAAAACCTACCGTGTAGCTTACCTACTCACATTCATTTTGTCCAGAGTAAATTTATTTTATGAGGACAGATGGATATTCACGCGATTACCACACAAGAAATACTAGAAAGAATCTCACGGCATTGTCCGGAGGCTCTTTCAGTATATCTTCAATGCATAAATCGGGCTGATTCTGACGGCGGCATTTTCTTTTCTAAGGAGATGGTCGAGGTCAATATGTCCGAAGAATGGCGTCTTTTTAAAAATAACATCAAAAAACTAGCGCGTGAAAACTTGCTTGAATGGCATCCATTCAACGATGGGATTTCCGTTACATTGGCACATCCGGATCCAAATGAGTAAATACTTCGTTTGCTGTGAAGAATGTTTTGAAAGTATCGGGAAAAGGAATACTAATGCCGCTAGATTTTGGATGGATCTTTGTGCTCTCAGATTAAAAAAAGGAGAAGTATTCACTCTCAAAACTTTAGATTTTCCCGAGCTTCGAGCTTTGGAGCTTCTTGGTTTTCTTGTTTCTACAGATAAAAATTCAGAAATAGCCGTGAGGATTAAAGGCCACTGCCATACAGCAGAAGGCCAAGTCTTCTTTTGTTTAAAAGAAGGCCGTCATGAATGATTTAAAGATATGCAGCAAGTGCCATCAAGCAAAGATAGCCGTGATGGATTTCTACATGTGTGCTGGTAGATGGCGTAGCGAATGTAAAATGTGCACGATCAAGAGAAATGTTCGCTATCAGAAAAAAAATAAAACCTGGAAGCATCGTTATGTTAATGACGGTACTCGAAGGCTTTATATGCGTGACTACTATGAGAAAAACAAAGAGAAGTTCGCAAGATACCGCTCTGAGTTTAGACTTCGTTATCCTGAGTACTACAAGGAGTATTTCAGGAATCGCAAGAACAAAAAAAATGGGTAGCAAAGACTACCCATTTGAACACTTAACCTAATGGAACCCATTATGTCAGACAAAGATTTGCCCGTCAAGGAAGAAAGAAACACAATTGTTAGAGTCGTTCACAATCGTGAAAATCCTTTCGTTCAACTAAACAAACAAGCGCTTTGGGATCCTAATCTTTCTTTAAAAGCTATTGGTCTTTGGGCACGTTGCATGTCTCGGCCAAATGATTGGAAATTTTCAATTAAAGAGCTTGTTGGAAAATGCAAAGAAGGCCGTAGAGCTGTTGATTCTGCTATGCAGGAATTAATAAAAGCAAATTATGCTTGCAGATTAGAATATAGCGAACGTGGTGACGATGGAAAATTTAACCATTCCGGAGTTGAATATGTTTTCTTTGAATTTCCAGCTACCGAAGAGGAAAAGGCCACACAACTTGAAATATTCAAAAAATCTTACCGCAATTGCGGTTACGGCGATTGCCGTTACGGCGATTGCCGTAACAGCAACCTACTAATAAAGAGTCTTACTGAAACAGATGCAAAAGAAAAAGATTTAACTCCTCCTATACCTCCTCTAGAAAAACCGGCTTCGCCGGACGCAGCTAAAGCTGCTGAGGTTGATTTAAAAGATTCTTCTAAAGAAAAACCTAAAAGAACACGATCGCCGTCAGACTTCACGCCTAAAGTCAAAGAGCTTGCCGATAATATGGTTAACGCTCTTCATCAAGCCAATCCTCATTGGCTCATTCCTAAAAATCTTCATTCCATGATGACTCAGATCGAGGAGATGATCACCAAAGAAAAGCGAACTGCCAAAGATATTTTGGATGTTTTTATGTGGGCCGTAAGTGATCACTTTTGGATGGACAAACTTTGCAAGCCTAATCCAGCTAAGTACTTAAGAGAACAATTTGGTCAATTGGCCGGAAAGATGAATGCTAAGCCAGCTCCTAAAGAGCGTAAATTTGCTCCTAGCTCAAATGATCAGCGCGCTATTGAAATCATGGAAGAAATGGCTAGGAGAGCGTTATGAAAACTCTCCGTTCTGAACTGAAGAAAATCTCCGATAAATGGGAAGGAGATAACCCTATGGTGCATTTCTTTCTTTCAAATCAAGGATATCTTCGAATTGATCCTCCTCGTTTTGCGAAAGAGTTAGAGTGTCCTTTCTGCGCTTGCTCTAAGTTTTACCTGCTTAGTTTAGATACTGAACGCAAGGCTTGGATGTGCGGGGACGTTTGCCCGCGTTCTAAGCTCCCATCAAGCATTCAGACAGGTCAACCCCTACCTAAAGCTCAACGCGCGCTTGAATGGCCTTTATTTTGCGAAATAAACGGTATTGGGAATATCCACTATGATGTCAAATTTGAAAACGTCAACCAATCTGAAGGTAAAATCTCCTACATGCTCAAATTTGTTACTGCTCCTCGCGGTTTTATTCTCATGCAAGGAGATCCGGGCACAGGAAAAACATATGCAGCTATGGCAATGTGTGAGTTATTTACGCGAAAGTCGAAGTTTTGCATCTTCACCACCCAAAAACAAATGTCAAATAACTGGTTGAATTCTCTCGGCGATCCGCTGAATAATTTTGTTAGCTCGGTGACTTTGGTGCAGCTTTTGGTGGTTGATGATTTTGGGACAGGTGAAGTAAATCCAAAGTTTCTAGAATTCTTTATGGATGTGATCAACACTCGGATGCAATGGGACAATCGCGGCACTGTCATGACAACGAATTTAGATTCAAAAAAGTTCGCTACATTCTGCGGAGAAGCTCTCTCCGATAGGATAAACACAGGTCAGCAATTTTATTTTAAAGGCAAAACAAGAAGAAAGCAAACAATTCTATAGGAGGGTTTATGATTGAAGTTTCAAATATTAATGCCGTGAATAAAGGTAGTCTATTAGCCACCTGTGATGTATACATCGTACCGTGGGACCAGGAACTAAACGAGGTCAAAATTTTTGAGAAAGGCGCTAATAGATGGTTAGGTATGCCGTCAAGAGAATTCATTAACGGCGCCGGAGAAAAGAAATATATCGAACTGGTGAATTTTCGTAAGGAAGCTACAAAGAATCGGTTTCGCGCTCAGATCATGGGCGCTATAGACAAATATCTTGCAGCTAATCCAGATATGAAACCAGAAGATGTAATCAAAGAGGATGACCTATTGCCATTCTAAGAGGTAACTATGTTACATGAACATGCGATCACATATCAAGACCGGCTTTTAATAGCCGATCTTGATTATATCGTCAGAAAAGCTAACAAATTAGGAAAGACCGGCAGAGAAATAATGCGCGTACATGAAGAGTCTGACGCGGAAGGAACTCACGTATATTTCGACGTAACAGGGATGTCAGGTGAACAAAGAAGAAATGAATCTGAAGTTTGAGAAGAATGTAAACTTTCTCAAAAGAAATATTCCGCCGGATGATATCTACATGTTTGCAGAACAAACATTTATGGCTGCTATGTTTTTTTTGCATAAATGGAGTGACTGGATAGACATAAAAGAAGAGTGTTCAGACGACCCAATCTCTAAGAAATGGATCTCTAATATTGTCGGTCTGCAAATGTGCAAAGATCAAGAAATGGATATCACCCTCGATCTCGATATGAAAAGCATTGAGGAAGAATGAAGCTAGTTATTCCAGGAGATCCCATAGCTCAAATACGAATGAAGTATTCTGGAAAAAACGGCATCGGAAGAATCTATGATCCTCGAGAGAAACATAAACGAGAGCTAAAAGCCGTGATCGCTCTTAACTATAAGGGATTGCCTTTTAAGCATCCACGCGTTTCTTTCATCTTTCACATGCCTATACCTAAATCAACACCCAAAAAACTTCTTCCGCTTTATGAATGCGGCCTCCTCAAGCATGAAAAGAAGCCAGATGTTGATAATTTTATTAAATTATATCTTGACTGTATGGATGGAATCACATTTGAAGGAGATCAAAAGGTGACTCTAGGTCCATCCATCAAACTATATCACCCTTATCCTAAAGTTATTATTATTATACAGGACACGAACGACTTGCTTTCTCCTCTTGAAGTTGACTTAATGACATGGTTTGCCCTTTTCGGACAAGAATCCGGTAGATGCTCATTTTCTGAAATGGCTTCCCTTCCCGATTTCTATACCCCGACTGATTTAGAGCTTGTGCAATGCGACCATGACTCATACCCTCGCCAGAGAGTTGATACATTCGAGCCAATACCTCTTGTTCCTCATATATTGGAACAAGCACGCCTCGCTTCATCACAACCTCATCGCCGACTTTAATAGGAACTAACTTCGTTTCATGCAATCCATAGCCGTATGGCAAGAATCTAGAATATCTTTCTCCTCGATTCTTCTTTGACTCCAGCTTCTCTTTAACACGCTTTCTCAACAGCTTGACTTCTTCTTCAGCCATGCCGGCATAGATACCCAACATGATCTTATTAGTGATGCCCGGCTGATCTACCAGCATGATTTCGGCGCCTGCTTTATCCAGCGCATCAATAAGCTGTGTTGTCTCGTAAAGCTTTCGAGATATCCTATCCAATCGGATAGAAACAATTATATCACCACGCTTCAGAGTGCTAAGCATAAGTTTACCGCCTTCCCTCTTAAACAACTCCTTTCGAGAGGATATCTTGTCCCGAAAAACTTCATATTTAAAATCTGTAGGATCTTTTTGCTTAATGAATCGTAAGCAATGATCAAGCTGTGTTTCTGTATCTTGTAAATCTGTTGATACTCTAAGATATATTAGATACTTCATCTTTTTTAACTTCCTTTTTCTTTACACTCTTCCTCTTTCTTGGTATCTTTACGCCCGGCATCATGGCGCGCAGGCTATCAATAACTTCCTGTTCGCTTAACTCTGTTCTATCAAGAATGTTTTCGATCTGTGTTTTGTATAAAGCCATCAACCTTTGAATCTCCCAACAGATTGTTTTTCCTGTCTCTGCTTCGTCTTCATCAAGCAAGCCTTTATTAAAGGCTGCAATATGAAAGCCTTCTAAAGTCCTCAATGAGATCATAGAGCTTAACAACGCTGCGCCGTATTGTTCTAGTGTCTCTAAGTCTTCCGCATTTACAAACTGCACTTCTTTCATTCTCAGCAGCCTCGTTTTTATTTATGTTCTTTTCTATCCAGAATCTCTTTCGATTTCCTCAAATTCGCGCCCATTAAAGGAACAAGATTACCTTCTTTGGTAATTTGAATTGGTCCTCTCTCTGAATACCAGACGCATCCGTATTCAGATTGTTTAGCAATTTTGATCATTTCATCTAGGCTATAATTCTTAATTGGCTTTCTTTGGACATCTATAAAGCCCATTTCATCTGATATTTGCTCGTTTGTTTTCATAGTTAATACTCATCTCCACGTATAAAAATACGGATGACTAAAACGACAAGAATATCATCCTTGATTTCGAAAACAATTCTATAGTTTCCTTGTCTAGTCCGATATTCAGCGGGTTCAGAGTCTTTTAATTTAATAACCCCGTGTTTTCTAGGGTTTTCTGCTAAGGAATATATCTCTTCAAGAATTCTTTCTCGTTGAACTTTAGGTAGTGTTTCGAGGAATTTTTGCGGTTTCTTATCGATGCGGATTTTATAACTCACGTGATTTTCCTACTGGTTTATTTCCTTTCATTTCATTGAAAAGAAATCGGCCATCGACTTTTTCCAATTCATAGCTAGTTCTGTTTACGTCGTTTCTTTCTCTTTCAATTTCATCTCTTGTTCCATCTCTTTCCCATCGTTCAAGCATCCATTTGTCTTCGTAAGAATCGACTCTATCAATGGTCGCACCAATGACAAACTCTTTGATAGTCATGCCGAGCTTAGCGCAACACATTTTGAGATATTTGTGTTCATCTTCTTCAATGTCTATGGATATTCTATGTTTAGCCATATAAACCTTCCTTTTCTTTTATTTTACAACAAATGAGTTTTTGTTGCAAGAAGGTTGTTTATTTCTCCGAATCTAATTTTTCACCTGTTTGAAATGGTGTATTCCTTATACATCATGCATCGTTAGACACTCCAAATCCTAAATATTGCGATTGTTATTTTCTAATAAGATTAGCATGCAACTTATCAAGTTTTTCCATGTCTTTTATAAATATTTGTGACTCAGAATATATTTATGGATTTTTTGAAAGATAAGATTTTTTCATGTAATTTAAATGCTCATGATATTCCTCATGATCCCTATCCATCTTTTTTTACCAATTTAAATCCTTGTCCATCATGCATTGTTAGATGAGTAAATCCTTCCTTTTTGCAAAGCTTGACTAGGACTTGTAAAATATCAGAGGTCAAACAACCTTTTATGATGGCAAAATCTTTAAATACTTCAATGCTATACATAAGACATTTACAATGCTCTCCGCACTCATCACATTCACCGCTCATTTATCTTCTCCTCTGCTTGACACAAATTCGTGTCAAATCAAATTTGACACATTATTATCGCAATTCGGCAAAATTCGACGTAATTCTGCATAATTATGGCGTAATTCGGCATCTCTATGAGAAAAAATCTCATTAGGAATCCTAGTAATTCGACGTAATTCCTCTTGGGAAGTAATGACGCAGGTTATCTTAGTAGCAACTTCTGCAACACTAAAAAGTATCTTCTTTTCATCAATTCTTACCACAAATCCTTTGTAAGCTTTTAATCTTCTCTATTGCTAATTTTGACGGTTTAAAGAATTCCCTTTCCCATCGATTAACAGTTCCCACCGAAACCCCTATCAAACGCGCAAAATCTTCTTGAGAAATTCCTAATCCTGTTCTAATTTTCTTGATCTCCGTAGCATCCATTTTCATCCTTCATTCAATATTTTAAACAATTCCGAAACTCGACGCGGTCTATATTCATAATCTATTTTCGGCGGTTCGCCGTGTGCATTAAAGCAACTGGCTAACTCATTCAAACGCCATTCCGCTACTTCAACAAAGAAACCTTTGATAAGACAACATATTTCGTCCTCATCATCTGGATTCATTGCGTATATGTAACATTCCCACGGCGAAAGCGGGTCGTAAACCCTCACTTCCGCCATGCAAGCCATAGAACTAGCTTTCTCACCCCAAGAGGCTTTAAGCTTTTCTTTCTGCTTGTTATTTAGCATGTTGACTCAACAAATGCGCTTTAAATTCAGCATCCTGGCGCTCAAGTCTACCATGAAACTCTTTCCTTTCTTCTTGTACCTCTCTCATAAACGTATCTAGTTTGTTGTCCATATGGCGCCAATCGTTTCGCGATTCAGTGCGAAACCAGATTATTAACCCTGCATTAGCCAAGAAAAGCGAAAGAACTTGAATCCATCCTTCGTTAATGTCCATGATTTCCCTCCTTGTTGTGTTCGGCACGTTTAACACATGCTTTTCTTCCTGTTGACTGGTGAAAATTTTTCACAATATCTTCTTCATTAAATCCGCCTACGTATTTATCTATGTATTCCTTAGCTTCTTGTTTGTTTTTAAAATAAACCTCAAAACCATATGTATCTAAAGCGTATGGATACCTGTTACCTTTATACAACCACCCTTTTGAGCTGGCTCTAACCGCCCAATTGAGATAGTAAAATGTTTTATTTTGCATTCCTCGCCTCTTCAATCTTGCAAAGCCTTCCGTGAAAGTCTTTCATTTCATCTTGAATAGCTTTCAAATTTGCGTTTACGGATGTCTCTAAATGTCGATAATCTGCTCTGCTCTCTGCTCTATTCCATAAAAACAATGGAATTATAAACGCTGCATTTCCAAGAATAAGTGCCATTACAGGCATCACACTTAAAGCTAATTGTTCCATGTTAAACCTCTTTTTGTTCGGCATGTTCTTCAACATGCCATTTAATCCCTTCTTCCGTAGCCACTTTAATCGTTTCTAAGGCCACCCATGCATGGGTGACTGAACCAATAGGCATGCTATATCTCTTAAAGCTTGCAAAGCTTTCAATGCTGTTCTATCTTCAATACCACTAGTTGGTTTTCTCATAGTGGAGGCGTTCGTTGCGCCTTCACTAATTTTGTATAGCTTCATCGTCTACCTCTTTACATTCATTGCATCTGTCATCATTCAAAATGCAATCCTCTGCAAAACCTTCATGTCCGCAATTCCCGCATGAATGCCAGATTTCCAGCTTGTCGCCATTCATCATAGCAACTTGATATTCGCTATTTGTTAAAAACACATTTCCGCTATTCCTGTTCATCATCGGCCTTACTTCGTCATCACAAAAATCTTCCGGTAAGCTCTGTTGATCCCATGCTGTCAACAGCTCTACTAATAACCATCTTTCACGGGATCCAAAATCTGCTAAGTCCGTTGTTGTTATCTCTTGTCTTTTCATCCTAAAACTCCTTTACTTCTTTCATTCCATAGTTATCTTCTTCAACAAAGAAAGTGATCATGCAACCACTCAAACCTTCTTCCATATATGTCTTAAGAGCTTTTAAAGCCGTACGCTCTTTCCTGTATTTCTTCTCCATAGTGATAGGTAAACTGTTCTTGTCTACCTTTAAAACAAACTGATAATAGATCATCTTAACTCTCCTCTATACTTTTAAATAGCATCATCACTAACACAAATATCAAACCATCTATAATGTACATTTTATGCCTCAACCATCATCCAACATTTATACGCATCCACAATCTCCAACCCCTTTACCGATAGATCACAATGATTAATCGCCCAATGCCTAGCATCGCTGTAGATATTGAACTTAATCACGTCTCCGTAATCATTCGTTATTGGTCCCTTACTCGTCTTAAGGTAATATCTATCCGCTTCTTTCATCTTATTCCTCTACTTGTTAAACATAGCTTTACTCTCTACACACATAACACTACTCTGCTTTCATAAGTAGAGATCTTATCACCTACCACTAATCGTTTTCGTGTATATGCCATGCATCATACCATATGACACCTATTTACCGCAAGCTATTACCTCTCACCACTAAATATTAAAAAAATATCTTGACAAGGTTTTTGAGCTGTGGATAATGGCCGCTATAATCAGTCTTGAACATCAGCCACCCGCCGGCTATAGGCGGGGTAACCTACTTGATAACCTAAACACAAACAATAATATGGCAGGCTTCCCATCCACTAAAAAAGGTAATAAGCTCGGCGAAAAAGCTAAACAACCTCACCCAGGTATCCCATTAGACAAAACTACCCTGCTAATACTACTAAAAGAGGAAGGCGGTAACCTCTCACGCATCGCCGACCGCCTAGGTACCACCCGAGGATGTGTAAGACGAAGATGCGATAATGATAAAGATCTACAAGATGCACTAGAAGATGCTAGAGAGCGTAGAATTGACGACCTCGAAAGATCTTGTTGGGAAGATGCAATAGAAACAAGAGACACAGCCTTACGTTGCTTCTTGCTTAAGACGCAAGCCAAGCATAGAGGCTATGACCAAGATGAAGCTAAGAATGCAGCTAAGGACATAGCTACAGCTGCCTTTGACTTCATAGTCAACAAGTCTAAGAATCCAGCAGAGCCATCCAAGCAGTAGTGTAGAGGCATATCACTAGCCAACTAACCAGTCGGTTGGTTACCTAACCCTTGGTTACTAATCACTAGACACCCCTAGACCAATCCAAACCTCAGAAACAAGCCCACCCCCAGCAGCCTTAAGTGGTACCGGTACTATGTTTATATTTATCCCCCCCCTCTTTCACATTCACTTCACTTTCTCAGCTAAAAAAAATCTTTTCTGAATATATGGTGAAAGAGGTTAGTAGTTTCCTTAGAAGATCTTTTCACAATACGTCCAGCTGGTAAGGAATCCTTACTACCTCAAAAAAAACTTTTCAAAAAATTTCTTAACATATAAACAAACCTATTTACCGGAGGGATAGTGATGGAGAAGTACGAGCTGGATTGGTTAGAGGAGAAGTTTACGGAGCATGGAGTCGCGGCGGATAAGAGCCGCGAGGAGATGATCATCAAGTACAAGAATGAGTGGCATAGCGATAAACTGCCTGATCATATGGTAGATCCCTTTAACTTGCCATTCGCGTTGCTTACCTTGGTGCAGGAGATTAGATCACTCCAGGAGCTGTTACAAGACGTGCAGATAAGATTATTCCTTTCACAGAGCGCTTCATACCTTGCGCCTGAAGAAGGCTCTACAGAGGCTAATACTTGATGTGTGGGCCATACTGGAGTCAGTGGGATAGGGCGGATCTAGATAGTTGGATGGGTAGGGACTATTCTGGTAGTGAGGGAGAGGTTGATGTTGAGTCAGAGGAGTCTTCTGAGCCTCATGACTGCGGTAACTGTATGGAATGTCTGGGGATGAGTTGGGGTGATTTCATGTGAGATAAAATAATATTTGATAATAAAAATGATTATGATATCAGTAGGTGGCAAGTTGAGGGAGAAAGTTCAAAAGCCTAAGCCTGTCTATGAAGATAGAGTATGTAAGGACTGTGGTTTGGTTTTTAAACCTACTGGTAGGGTTATGCGGAAGTGTAAGCCTTGTAGGGATAAGTGGGGAAACCGGACGTACCGGGAGAAGTGGTTAGCTAAGAAGCCGCATAAGAATTCCAGAGACTCTAACCAGGTTGCCTATGCATTCTTTAGAAAAAAATATGGAGTTTCGAATAACGTCTACCGTGGATAACAAGATAGATATGATGGACTTAGATTACAAACAGGGGTTAGCGTTGCCGACGATTGGATGGACGATCACTGAGGGTGATCTTAGGAAATACAAAATAGAGAGGAATTTGCAGAATGTTTATCGGGATGTCTATCTTGATAGGGGTGATTACTATAGGAATAACGATATTGGTAGCCAAGATTTTCAGTGGTTAGGAACCGCACCAGTGAGAGATGCTTACTGGGGTTATGCTCCTGGACCGTATGTATGGAAAGACAACAAGAAGAAACCGGCATGTGTGAAAACAACACAAATCACTCCTCCAGAGGTCTTACAGCATTTCGATAAGCATCTTTTGAGTACTCCTACTAAGACAATGGTGTTCCGTAGATTTCCTAACCTCATGCCTCCGGAAGAAGCTTTAGATATCTTAGTGAAAGCTTTACTTGGATTTCCTCAGCCGATGGGTTATAAACAAGGGAGCAATAGCATGATTCTAAATGACTCGTGGATGGTAAATTTAAGGCCAACAAAAGAAAGAGAGAATATTATGATTGATGCATTCCTAAGAGGGTTTGGGCACCAATTCTCAGAGCTAAAAAAATCAAAGGAGAGTTATGATATGAATGGTATTGATGTTAGCGATGAGCTAAGAGACCTTTTGAAGGTTTACACTGATGCTGAAGCGCATCTATTGAGCAGGGAGAAATCAGAGCTAGATGTGATGACTGTGTATATGAAGCGCTACCTTGAAATACAGGGGGAGAGGAAGAAGGTGACTGACAAGCTTAGCTGTCTTAAGAAGAAGATAGCCGATGGGCAAGCGCCTAAGCAAGAAGATTGCGACTGTGGAGAAGGCGAGGAGGAAGAATAATGTACATGGTTTTATATCCATCAACGCCGGGTTCTGGAAACACTGAAGAGCTATATAATGTTTTATATACTACAGATACGCACAATGTTTCTAAGGCATTGACTAAAGTTGGTGTCAGAGTTTTTAGGATTGATGATTTAACAGAAATTAAAGAGATTGAAATTTCGTATAAGGAAGTTACCTAGGAGACAAAGAATGACTAAACAATTCCTATTGATGTGCGAGGATTCAGGAATGGAAACTTTGAAACAAGTTTTTCGTTCAGAGACTATGCAGTTTCTTGAGGTGCAGGGGATGATAATGAACGGGACGGCTGTGAATGTCCTAGTCACCCCTATCATTCCTCCAGTAAATCCTATGCCGCCTTTGCAAGCGCCCCCCGCCCCAGAAACTCAAGCGCCTGAAGCGGAACCGGCGGCAGAGTAATGTGGCGAGTTTGGCTAGTAGCTATATTTCTCATTCTAGCCATAATGTGATGAGTCATGAGAGCAAGAGTGCCATATGAGAGAGGAATGTTGACAAGTTAGCCCGCGCGGCCGAGGGACAATGTTTGGTCCGGTGATTTCTACCGGCGTAAAAGACGAATAGCCGTGCTCCTCAAGCGCTTGGGGTTGCGACGCGCCAAACTACTTGTTATGTTTGATAGGAGCTTGGGAAGAAACTATCCGATGGGGCGGACATCGTTAAAAAGCCGTCAATTTTAGTAAGGAACCGCTTTCCCGTACTTACCAGCACGTTTTTTATCTCCAGATTTAGTAGACTGCGTCTTAGGTGTTAAGCTTTTTGGCTTTGGAGCCTTTGTCTGATTATTTCCCGTCACAAACTTCGATACTGCTGTAGCTTTAGCCATATAAACCCCTTGCTTTTATGTTTCTTTTCGCATTAGATTGAATTTATGTAAATAATTTACTAGTAAAAAAGATGAGCGGCCCAAATCCACAAGATCCTGATTCACCTCTCTACGATTTCATAGATACACAGCCTGCCAGTCCATATCCTAATAATCCAGATTCTTCTTTAAGCCACTTCACAGACAGGCAGTTTACTCCAGAAGCAATAACTGCGGCTTTACCAGTAGTAGTAACAAAAACAGCTCACGGATTACAGAATGGTCAAGCGATTAGAGCGACTAAGTTTATTAGTATTCCGTTTGCTCTCGCCACTGGCATGGAGCAACTTAATAATCAACTATTCTACATCAGACAAGTCACTACAAACACATTTCAGCTTTGTGACCGCAACACTAACCCTATTGACGGCAGGAATTTTACTCCTTATATTCAGGGAGGACAATTCACGGTAACGGGACCAGACCTTCCTGTTGTGAATCCTTCAAACTTCCCTCCTCCTGGAACATAGATCTTCTTTGTTGGGGACATCGGGACATGTCTAAAGACACATGTCCCGTTTGTCCCTCATCTTTGTTGGGGACATGTCCCTTAAATGTCCCGTCCCTGTCCCTTGTCCCGCACGGCTTCCAATCTTTAACTCATCGTTATTCACTTCTTGTTTCTCTCTTCGATAGAACAAAGTCTACCGTGAAAGTCTTTCATCTCTGTTTGTATTGCTATAATCAAGTCAATACATTGGCGATGATCCGCTCTCGCTTCAGCTCTAAACCATAATATCAAGCCCGCATTCGCTATAAACAGCGAAACAATTTGAATCCAACCGTCATTCATCTTTTTATTCCTTGTGGGGATTCCACGATAAAGACATTTTGTTTATGGATTAACATTCCTATCATTTCTTAGACCTTTCTTCATAGAAGTGCATGAGATGCGCTTTAAATTCAGCATCCTGTCTTTCAAGTCTTCCATGAAAATCCTTTGATTCTTTTTGAATTTCTTCCTTCCAACCGTCAACCTTTGTTTCAAAAGATTTCATGTCAGATCGAATTTCGGTTTCAAAAGATTTCATATCAGCTCTTAGCCAAGAAATTAAAGCTATATTTGAACCCACAACAGCGACTACTGTCCCTGCTGCTGTTAATACAATACCTACATCCATTTTAACTATCCTTAAAACTTTCTATTTCTAATCGTTCGTCGTCATCTCCATCCTCATCATCGAAATCGTCTTCGGAAATCTTGTCGTCTGCAATCATATTACGATGTTGATTTTTAAGTCTTCCATCATTGTCGAAGTAAAAAGTGGTTCTTTGTGGATCGAATTCATGCAGCCAGTCTTTCAAAGGTTTCTCTTGCGCATCATAAATCCAGTTATAGATCTCTTGACAGATAGGATTGAACTTCAACTCAAGGCTGTTCTTAATGGCAAATTTCAAGTTTTCAATGACCCTACAAAAGGCTTTTTCTTTCGCATGGTGGATTAGACCAACAACATCATTCTTTAGTTTATTATCTTCAGGCGAAATGTTTTCCACTCCTGTCTTACAGAAATCCAAAACATCCATGATATTTTTTTCTATAGGTCCAAAAGGCGCATTATGTGGTTCTTTAACCGTCATGGTAAAGACTAAATCGCCTTCAGGATTGATTGTACGATCCACAGTAATCTTCATTGAACACCTCCATTTGTTAAATGTTATCAAAGCTTTGTTTATATCTCATTAAGATTCTTGTGTAAAGTATTTTCTTTAACTGTTAAAAAAAAGAATATGAACAAACCTTTGATATAGCATGGATGAAAGAAAATCTATAGAAATCTTAGGAGACAAAGACTGGCGCCTACGTAGCCTTTATAAGATTAAAGATAAGCAGGGGATGATTGTTGACTTTCAACCAAATTGGGCACAGAACGCCCTTAAAACACCTCATTATCTCAATATTATACTCAAGGCACGTCAACTTGGCATCACAACTTATCATGCAATTCTATTTCTAGATACGTGCCTTTTTAACCATAACGTTAACTGCGCGATAGTGGCTGATAGCAAGCCAATCGCGCGTGAAATCTTTATCGATAAGGTAAAATTTGCTTATGACAACTTACCACAATTTGTTCGAGACATGTGTCCTGCGTACAGGGATAACGTCCATGAAATGCGATTCGCTAATGGATCAGTGTTTCGAGTGGCAACGTCCTTGCGGGGGGGTACTTTGCAGTTACTTCACATCACAGAGTTCGCAAAGATTTGTCAGGAAAACCCCTCTAAGGCGAATGAAATCGTTTCGGGTGCTCTTAACGCAGTGCAAGCTGGACAGTTTGTTTGCATTGAATCTACCGCCCGAGGAAGGGAGGGGCACTTCTTTAATTTATGCAAAGAAGCACAGGCTTTACAAGATGCAAACAAAGACTTAGGCAAGCTGGATTGGAAGCTTTGGTTCTTCCCGTGGTGGAAACATCCAGATTATGTTATTGATTCAAAAAATGTCTTGATAAGTAAAGACCTAGAGAAGTATTTTACAGAGTTAGAAAGTAAAGAAATTATTTTAACTAAAGAGCAGAAAGCGTGGTACGTCAAAAAGATGCAGACACAGGGCGAATATATGAAGAGGGAATACCCTTCTACGCCAGAAGAAGCTTTCGAGTCCGCTAACGAAGGATTTTACTTTGCTAAACAGATTTCGCAGGCTAGGCACGATAAAAGAATTTGTCACCTGCCTTATGACGAAAACGCAAAAACATACAGCAGCTGGGATATCGGTATCGGAGACAGTTGTGCCATCTGGGTCTGGCAGCTTATTGGTAAAGAAATTCACTGCATCGACTACTACGAAAACTCCGACGAAGCTCTTGCCCATTATGTGCGGTGGATTAAGACAAAGCCTTACATATTTGAAAAACACTTTCTTCCGCATGACGCAGCTGCTAGGGAAAAAGGATCGGGAAAATCCTTTGCTGACATTGCTAGGGAAGCAGGACTTAAAGTTGACATTGTACCGAGGCAAGCAAACGAAATCTTTGGAATCGAATGCCTCAGAAACACCTTACCACGATTCTTCTTCGACTACAGTAAATGCGAAAAAGGAATCAAAGCCATCGAGAACTTCAGAAAAGAGTGGAATGAAAAACTTGGATGTTACAGAGAGCGAAGCTATCACGACTGGGCATCCCACGGATCTAAAGCACTCATTTATGGCGCCGAAGCAATTCAACGACTTGTGGGTGGGTCAGGGATGTCAGCTGAAGAATGGAAGAGAATGAGGAAAGAGTGGATTTAGAAGAATGCCAGAATTGCCGCTTCTATACCACCGAAGATTACGAGATTGAGGGAGTTTCTTACGAGCGAACATTCGGTGTTTGCAGAAGATTTCCTCCTAGAAGAATAGACGGAACAACCTCTGGTTTTCCTATTGTTGAAGATGACTGGTGGTGCGGTGAACACCTAAAAAAATTTGACTCGATTGTCAAATAATTAATTGAAATCAGGATAGCAATGTACGCTTTTCAAGCAGACGGAACAAGCAACTATACCCTAGATCACAATAACAAGGTGTTCCAGTGGCAGCAATTCTTCTACGACGCATATCGTACATGGGGCGTATACTACGCGCAGGCATACCGAGATTTGAGGGCATATGCGGGAGATAACTGGACGAACCTGGAGAGAACCAAGCTTGAGCGACAGAATAGGATGGTATTGGAGCTTAACAAAATCCGCAGGGTCGTCAATCTCTATTCCGGATACGAACGCGAGAATCGTACGCAGACAGTCACTACCCCAGTGGAAGGATCTGATGAGGTTACGGCGGATCTCTTTTCTAATGTCATGTACTACGTCTATGACAAGGGAAATGCCGACTACATCTTTTCAGAAGCTTTTGAGCATGCGCTTAAGACCGGATTGGCGATTGTCGGCATCTATATGGACTATTCGAAAGACAAGGTTAATGGAGATATCAAGTTTTACTGGAAGCCATTCAATGCACTGATGCTTGACCCGTACTTTACAAAAAGGGATTTAAGCGACTGCGACCAGGCATCTACAAGAGATCTTCTATCGAAAGAACAAGTCAAGGCAATGCTTCCTTGGATAGATCCTGAAGAGATCGACATGATCCCTACGGGGATTAGAGACAATAAATATCAGTATCTAGGCATCTATCGTCAATATAATTCTACTTATATTGCTAAGAATTTGGTCACTTATGACCAATATTGGAAGCGTATCAACAAGCCTCAGAAATACCTAGTAGATGAAGATTCTGGAGTTTCAGAAGAATGGTTTGGAACAAGAGCGGAAGAGAAAGAGCTGAAAAGAACTCTTGCTGAAACTCCACAAGTCAAACTAATCAGCACACATAAACGCACTGTTGAACTCAACATCATCGTCGGTGGAAAACTTCTCTACACCGGTCCAGATCCTACTGGTCTAGATAACTTTCCATTTATGCCAGTATTACTTTACCATGAACCCCTAATCGATACATATGAGCTTAAAATTCAAGGAATTGTGCGCTCTATCCGAGACGCTCAACGACAATACAATAGACGACATAGTCAAATCATTGATCTTATGGAATCTATTATCAACACAGGGTGGATTACTAAAAACGGAGCAGTTCTTGATCCCACAATGCTTATGCAAGCTGGACAAGGACGGCAGATCGTGGTTAATGATGGATACGATGTCAACGCAGACGTGCGAGAGATCTCTCCGCCTAATATTCCTCCAGGCTATCTCCAGTATCAAGACATCATCGACAAAAACATCATGGAAATTCCCGGAGCTTCCGACGAGCTACTCGGTCTTAGTTCCACCGGAGATTCGCAAGTCTCTGGCAAGCTTGCCGAAGTTAGGTCCAGTAACGGCCTTAAGGGTAATCGCGGCATCTTTGACAATCTGGAACAAACTAAGAAATACGTAGGAACGCTTGTCCTAGAATGTATTCAGAAGCAATACCAACCAGGAAAGATCTGGCGTATCACCAACAAACAACCTACTGAAGAATTCTTCTCAGGACAGTTCGGAGAATATGACTGTGCTATTAAACAAGCTGTGAAAACAGCCACACAGAGAGAAGCTTACTACTACCAACTTCTTCAACTCGTCTCTCTGGGAGCACCAATCCCGTGGGAAGACATCATGGAAGCCGCTCCTCTACAAGGTAAGACAGAACTCATCGAGAAAATGGCTGAGCGCGCTGAACAACAACAACAGCAGCAACAGAAAATGGATGAAGCAGAGCAAATTCAAAAAGCTCTTGAGATGTCACAGATTGATCAAAATACCGCCTTGGCTGAAGAGCGTAGAGCTAGAGTACTTTCAGATATCGGCTTGGCTAGAGAAAGATCAAGTGAGGCAGAGCAAAACCATGCCAAAGCCATGTTAGACAACGCTAAGACAGTTACAGAGATCCAAGATATGGATCGTAAGAGATTGTTAGATGTTATGAAACTTGCTGCCGATATAAGCATGCAGCAAGAGAAAAAGTTTGAACAACAGATTGCTAAGGATGCTCAAAGGGTTTAGGTCGAGAACAATGTTTACAATCCATGTGATCAAAGTTATTAGAAACACATTAACTAGTCAATCCTATAGGAGGAATATATGGCTAAAGGAATGCAAGGAACGGCCTCAGCTAACAAGATGATGCCGAATATGAGTACCTACGGTGGGCAGGAATCTCCTGGCTATAAACCACCAACAGGGAGTGCCGGAGCAAAAGCTCATGGAGAGTATTCTACTAAGAAAAATCCACTATCTGTACCTCAAAAAGGTTCACAGATTGGACCTGGCTATGGCAATGCCGACAGAATGAAGGCAATGCGTAGTAAAGACGAACAAGCGGCTAAAGAGAACCTCCGAGGCCAAGCATGCTAACGGTATCGCCATCCTCTCATGAAGTTGAACCAACTGTCGGTGAACTGCATCTGATGCAGCGCAAGAGACTGACGGATCGCCATGAACAACTCATGGAAAAGATCCTGAAGGAGAATTCCCATAAAAATAAATATTGGATTCTTGGGATGGCGATGACGAAGCGAAAAAATGGAAGAACAACCATTCGTCCTTTTTTAAAGGCTTATGATGTTCAACCAGATATGAGAAAGGAAGCCTACCTGTATGAAGTGGATAATACAGCCGGCACTAGAAATTTGCTTTGGGTGATGCACCCGAACAACAAATTAAGCATGCCAAGCATTGGCAAATCCATACGTGTCGCCGACGAATCGGGCGTATAAACCTTGCCGCCGAAGTTACGGGCGTTTGCATTAAACGGGAGTTGTATGACTGAAGAAATGAAAGAACAAGAACAAGACCAAGAGGCTGCTGTCTCCGAGCAACCAACAGGTGATTCTCAGGAAGATCAACAAGATGGCCAGAAAATGGTCCCTCTTTCTGCGATGTTAGCGACTAGGAAGAAGCTGCAAGATGAGTCTTCGAGAGCCGATAAGGCCGAAGCTAAAGCTCAAGCATATCAAGAACACCTTGAATCACTTAGAGCCGGCGATACAAAAGAAGAAGAGGAAGATCCAAACGCCATCATTGAGCGTAAAGATCTAGCTGTACATTCAGCTTATCAGAAGCGTGAAATCCTAGAGACTCTCTATCAAGATATGAATCCTGAGGCTGTTCAAAAGATCAATAAATATTTGAAACCGATTTTAGAAAAAAAGCCTTGGTTGGCAACGTCGGTAGACACAGCTCAGAATCGTTACGCGAGAGCGTATGAAATTGTTCAGGACTACATTCATCTGGTGGAAACTCCAGAGAGAAAGCAGTCCAGCAATCAGGATGGGAAGCGGATAATCGAGAATGCTCACAAGCCTAGATCTCCTACGGAAGTAGGAAAGTCTGCAAGGCCAGAAGGTACCGAATATCTGAAGAGCATCCAGGGTAAAAAAGAGTTCCGTGAATACCGTCAGAAAGTCCTCCGAGGCGAAGCCTAGAGACAAAAAGACGTAAAAAAAATTTTTGTCTCTAGTGTCAATACATTTTTTGACTAGGAGATAAAAATGGCTAATGGAACAACCACGACAGTACAAGTAGACCCAGAAGTCAACTTGTTCTTCGACAACATATTGCTGGACAGACACCAGCCTTACTACGTCCACGGGTATTTTGCGCAAGAGCGTAGAATTCCTCAGAAGAATAGTAAGACTGCTATCTTCCGAAGATTTGACAACCTAGCTGATGCGTTAACACCTCTTACTGAGGGAGTTACACCAGCAGCTGAACAGGTAACTAAATTTGACATTACCGCAGTGGTAAGTCAGTACGGTTTCGAGCTGATAGCAGCATAAACTTAGCCGTACTAAAACTTTTGGTGATTACATGGAAAGCCTAAACACTAGTAATAGTGCATGGTAACCAGAGGCAAGGGATTAAGGGATTCCACGATGATTGAGATGTTTCATAGATTCAGCAAGTTGAAAACGAAGGTTTCGGACTTCTTCAGAGGTTGTTCGTTTACTTACGTTATCATCAAAGCTTTTTCTAAAACTCAACATCACCTCAGCATGTTTTTTCTTGATAATGAGATAAGGGAAAATAGCAGTTACAACAGAAGATATTTTGGTTCTATCAAGAATCCATTCATATCGTTGCCTAAATTTGTTAGTGGCCTTACGAACATATTTCAATCCTCCAAAATTATCAACAAGCCAGTTGATGATTTTCAGATTGGTGTTCACCACATAAACACGAGAGTTGTAATGAATAAAGCCATTTATTGTACGGCGTTTGGATCCAATATAAAAGGTCCCCTCTCCGTCAATGATTCCAGCAAGATAAGCAAGTTGAGCAGTAGTCCACATAAATATCCTCGGTTAGTGTATTAGTCTAAGACTAAACAATAACACGGATGTTCTTAATTGTCTAGCCGCAACGACTAAGTCCAAAAGCACACGAGAGTGTGAAGCGATAGTCTGAACTTACGGGAAACCGTAAGAGGGGGATCCGAAGAGGTCCCCCCGCAACTAAAAAATTTTAACTTGTATATCAAGTAAATATTTTAGTTGTCATAAAGTAACAGAGAGAAAGTAGTAGAATTATCAGACGACGTGATCATCACTGTGCAAGACCAAACAGCGAATGAAGTCGCTGACATGCTCGCACAGAACATGGCATCTACTTACGACAAAATCGTTCGTAACATGCTTGTGGCTACAGCCGCTCAAATTGACTGCCTAAACGGGGTTAATGGAAATGCGATCACTGAGGTCACAACTACAGACTTAGAGTTGGCTGTAGACTACTTGGAAGGTAATAACGGCAAAAAACTTTCCCCTAACCAGGAAGGTACAAATGCCTTTGGAACTGCTCCAGTGTGGGCTGCCTACTGGATGATCATATCCACAGATCTTCGTAGCGACTTTAAGAACCTTTCTAACTTCCTTCCAACTGCTGACTACCCGCGTCAACAGTCTGTTCTTGAAGCTGAGTTTGGTGCTTGCGATGAAGTTCGTCTTGTAAAGACATCTGAGGCTTATAAAGACACGTCAGTCGCTCCTGCTATTTATTACAACCTGCTGTTCGCTGCTAACGCTTACGGTCGTATCACCATCGACGATCAGTCTATGGAAATGATCATAAAGCCATTGGGAGCCGGACAGGATCCATTGAATCAACGTCAAACTATGGGCTGGAAAGGTCGCCTTGGGGCAGTAATCCTCGACGACAGCTGGTGCGTAGCTTTACGTAGCACTAAAGGTTAATAAACAGGAGGAATTTTTATGACTGCACCTATTGGAACAACCGCTAATAGATTCACCGGACTACGAGAGTTAGGCCAAGTGACTAATAGCTATGGTGGATACCTGCAATCCGCAGGGTCTGCCTACGACCTGACGCTACCATTCTTTCCTGATAAGTTTGAATGGTATAACTACACGAAGTACGCCACGAATGATACCAATCTTTCCGGCGTATGGTTTCGTGATTTCCCTGCTGGCGATGCTCTCATCGTCCGTAGAGGAACAACCGATTTGACATCTACGTTAGAAGCAACTAACGGAATCACAGATGCCTCAACAGCTGGTGGTTTTACCGACCAACATCTGGTGATC